GTAGAAGTCATTTACCACATCGCCATCCACCACCGCAGTAGGTGTGGCGAATGTACCCCTCGCCCTTGCCATCACTATATTGGCCCCGAATATCGGATTACTCTGAACCTCACCGTGGATCATGTTCGCCTCCAGGACATTATCGGAATGCGTATATACCCGGCTCCCGAATGTTGTCCCGGCTATTACTATCGTGGTCTGGTCGTACCCGAATGAGCTACGCTTGTTGGCTGAATCAAATACAAAGTCATCCGCGCTCTCCCCTATTATTACCTTCCCCTTGGTGGCATGGGTAGTAGAACTTATCTGAACATTATCCCCGGCACCCGTACCCCCATATATCTGTGGGACGTTCTGGATAGTATTACCCCCTCCGTCATTACCGGATAATAGGGTGGTTTCTAAATTATCAGCGTTACGGATCATGTAAATTCCTGTATTGATACCGTTGTCGTCGCTGCGCTAACTATCCCGTTTATCGCGGCTGTGGTGAACGTATTGGAATCCATCACCCATACACCGCCAGCAGCAGAAAGATAGATTCCGCTTCCAAGTACTGCCGCAGTTCCTATCCCAAAGTAAACCGCCTTTGTTCCCGTATTGGTTAGCACCAGCCCCTTTCTTGAAGCATTCAAAGCTACTACAGCAGTAGACCCCGTAGTGACCGTTACCACCGTCGGAGAGGAGGCGGTAAGCGCAGCGGATGTAATTGATACGGACCCGTCTACGGTTATCGAGTTTCCCCCGTCCTGAATATTAACTGCCGATGCCCCGGCACCGTTGGTCACGTTTACAGCCTGTCCTGAGTTGACCCCCAAAAGGGCCTCCATCTGGTTTCTGAAGTCCTCGGCACTTACCACCGTGGGGACAAGGACATCCTGGTAGCGTATCTGGTAGACCTCCTTATCAAAGGAAATAAACCTCACCAGATCACCGAAAACGACAAAGGACAGACCCGTCTTATTCAGAGAGTTTACCTGGGTGCCAAGCTGCACCTTAAGCGTAACACCGTCGTCTGTTATGGAATAGAGTGCCATTAGTATGGAATAACACAGGCATCGGACCCGAAGTCGGTTCTTATTTTTATGTCAAGTTTCCACCCGGATACCTCATCCCCGAACCTCTCGGTGAAGTCCTCCATTGAGGAATCGCCTGAGAAGATAAATGGATATTTCAGGGAGGAGTTCCCTGAGTTCCTTCTAAAGTCGCTGATAAGGTCCAGGGCTACGGTGTGCATATCGCTAAGTACCTTAATCTCGTTGTTCTCTGCCTTATCAACAAGGTCCATAAACAAGATAGAGAAGTCCCACTCGGTCTGGCTTTTAAGGACCGTGGCACCGTTTAGCACAACCCACATAAGGGGGTAGTTAACCGAACCCGACGAATTTATCTCCCACAGATCCCCGAACCCAAAAGTGTTTATTTGCTTGTGGTCGGAGGCGAAGGTTCTGAAGTCGGCTTCAAGGTTGTTAAGGGTGTAATAGGGCATTTCTTAAGATATTCTTTTACCTTCTTTATCGTTTTTTTATTATGCTTCCTCCTCATTTAACAGAATGTTCCCGGCCATTCATCCTTCATCCATTGCGGAACATCCTCTCCAACACCGCGACCTGTCCACCATCCCGTTGAGTATGCGTTCCTGTTGGGGTGTATGATGTCGGCACCGTTGCCGGGGTTGTCATAAAGCGGGTAAGAAGTTGAGTTCTCAACAAGGTACTTAATGACCCTGTTGGTGTACCATTCCGCTATGTCTCTGAACTTCCCGCCAAGCCTTACGATCTCATCAGTAGAGGGGATCTCGGAATTTTCAGATGTTCTTTTAAGAACACCCTTGTTCATAAAGCGGTACATGAATATATCCAACCCCTCAAACAGCACCCAGTAGGTTAGTGCCGGACGGATGTAGGTATCCAATAGGGTGACGTTTAATGCCGTCGTGGTCCCCGCTGAGATCTGCGTAACCAGCTCGTTGTATATCCCCGTTCCGATTGTGGGGTGTATCCGCAGATCCTGGGCCTGACGTATCACCGTCTTAATGAGGCCGTCGTCCACATTCTCATCTAAATAAGATGTGGCCTTTACGGTGTCTACGTCTATGAAGTTTACAATGGTTAGTGCCATGATTACTCAATTACTATTTTTTGCTGCCATACGTGTCTGCAACTTGGAATGTTTACATCCGTTCCGCTTTGTCTCCACCACCCTCCGCGGGTTTCCCATACATCGGTTCCTAAGTCGTTGCGTAGTGACTCTATCTCGTCGCGGGTGTATTCCTTGTCTAAGGCCATCAGCTCCTTACAGAAGTCCCTTGAAGGGTGGTCTTCGGAGTCCCTCTCCGATTCGGGGATGGTGGGGATCCAATCGTATTTATAAACTACCCTTAAGTTGGCCGTCCTTGCCGGGTTGTTTTCTATGATGTCCAAAGCCGGAGGGGTGGGGACAAGAACGGTCCTTATCCTTCCATCCACACCCTTATCGGATACCTTATTTATCAATCCCTCTTCCACCATCCTGTCTATCCTTTCACCGATCTCAACGGGGGACATTCTTAAGATGGTACTCATTTCCTCTGCCGGCATCAGGTTGTCCTTCATAAGAAGATCTATGATGGCCCGGTCTGTTGGGGTGATGGTGGCGAAGTACTCCCTTAAAATGTCCTGTTCGCTCATCTCAACCGTCTGGCCTTCGTGTAAATGGAACGGCCTTGCATATAGCGTCTTCTCCCTTTTCTTGCCCCTCTTTTTAAGGGCCTCAATTACGGCCTGTTCCTGTTTGGAAATGCAGATCGCTACGGCCTGATTGTGTGGCTTTCCGCTGTCCATCTCTTTACGGATGCAATCGGAAATATCCCTGTTGAAGTTGGCCTTCATAAGCACCTGATACTTGGTCAGGTCTATTCCCATCTTTTCGGCAACAAGGTCCCTGATCGCCTCCGGGGGAAGCACCTGTACTATCGTCTGCTCTGTGAAAGCAAATCCAATAGGCTCAAGCTGTGTTAACTTCAGCCTTCCCCCAAAGTCGAAGAGGTCGTTAAATACGCTCTCTACGATCTGCTGTTTAGGGGTGATGTAGTTGTTCTGGAATAGTTCATTAGCTTCTATCAGTTCTGTCCTTCCTCCCAACTGACCCTCTGTCTTGATGCCCAGAAGCATGGGGGAGGTGACGCGGTGTCCTGAGAAGATCTCCTGCTGAACCGTTTTATTTAGCTGGTCGTACTGCTTGTCGAGATCTGATACCTGAACAGGCTGTACTTCAGATCCCCTCTCCCTGCCGTCGGAGAATATAAGCACGAATTTACCGGCATTATCACTACCGGCAAACTTCGCCTTTATGTCCCTTTCGATCTTCTTCTGCTCCTCGGCTGTGGGGATTCCGTTATAGAAGAATATCAAATGCCCTGCGCTAAAGCCGTTCTTTAGGTTGTTTAGGTGGAAATTTGATATGTGTGTGTCAATCTCAATATAGGGGATCGCGCCAGTATATCCCGGTAAAGGATAAACATCAAGCATCGGGCGGTAGGTCTTAAAGTACAATAACTGCCTGCCTCCGGGCTTGTCTTTGTTGTAGGGCTTAAATACGGTCCAATCCTCCTCCCTCTCAGGGGTCATGTTCCTTCTGATAACACCGTCCCTGCCCACATTAAACCAGTTGGAAGTAAAGTAAAACTCCGACCCATCGCCATTACTCCTTAGCTTAGCGAAGTCAACGTGTCTTACTTCTGCCGGCCTTGTCTTGGCTTTGTTCCAAATCACCTCCAAAGCAAAGCCCCCGAAGATCTCCATATCAAGTATGGCCTTGAAAGTCAAGTGGTCCAGGTTCTCGCCCGGATTGGCCTTCTTGGTCTGATCTATTAGCTTAGCGTACTCCTCAATGCTTAACCCCGTTCTGTCAACGCTCCACCCCTTACCCAGTATATGAGCCGCCTTGGCCTCTATAATAGCGTTGTGCTTTGCCGACCTGTTGTAAAGCTCCAGAAGGTACTGCGGATAGTCGTTGTTGGTCCCGTAGTAGATATACTCCTTGCCCTTCACCTCAATGAAAGGAGGAGTCTTATGCTCGTTCATTTTAACTACGGCAAACTCAAGTTTAACCGGCTTTCTTCTGCTCATGGTCTGTAAGATTTGTATTCTACTGCTCCGGGGGAATATTGCGTCTTTGTTACCGGACTTGAAGAGATCACCTGGAATATACCCCTTTCAACTTCTCCGCTGGCAAGGGCCTCATCAAGGTTCGTGGCAGAGGCCTGTTGGTATATTACATAGTCCCAGAAGCCGGCAGTAAAGGTCATCTGTGCGCTTAAGGGAAGCTCCGTGGAACTCTCGGTGATGGTGAATTGATTAAACCGCGTAGGGAACCCCGAAGTGTCGGTACCTAATATGAACCGCTTTATCTGCTTGGTTTCCCTTGATTTGGCCCTCACCAGGTACTTAGGTGAGCTTATAGTGACCTCCTCGTTTAGCGTAAAAACAACCACATTGATCTGACCCTGGGTTATTCTGTTCATACACTAAAGAGTAGAAAACCGCCATTTTGTAGAAGTAGAAAAGAAAAGCCCCACCTTTCGGGCAGGGCCTTTCCAACCTTTCAACACACAACCAATTTACGTTATCAGCGAAGTATACGTGGCGGCACTCATGTTCACAATCGGCTTGCGCTCCTTACCGGAGAAGGTCAGGTCATAGCCAGAACGGTCCTCCCGTGCTGTCCCTGTACCTGCTACTGAAGCCGTCAGATCAAGGCCGAACTCATAGCCATACAGCCAATAAGTGTCGTTAGCATCCTTTACGGCTACCTGGATCTTGTTTTTGGCAAGTACCTCAAGCTCGTTGCGGAATGCAGTTGTCAGTTTATTTTTGATGAATTTAACCTCCTGTGAGTACACATTCGTTCCTTGCTGGATATTGGTGGCCTCGTTCTCCGTAGCAGAAGCGGTCTCTACCTCGCAGAAATAGGTGAACCAAGAAGTCGTAGCACCGGAATTGGCTGTGACTACACCGGAAGTCTCACTCCAATGTGAAGATGCGGAGTAGTTGGAGGCAAGGGAACGGACCTTAATCTCGATGATCCCACCGAAACTATCCCGGCAATCCCTGGCAACTCCCCCTATTAAAGCGCAAGCCATTTGTTTAGTATTATGAAAAGGAGGGGGATTTAACCCCCCCTCCGTATTCAGTTATTGTTACGTGTTTGCGTACGTTACAACGTGATCGGTGAAGTGTACGGCTACACCAACTTTCAGACGAACAGAGAACTTCAAGAGCTGGTCGTCCTGAGAATACCACATCTGGATGTCCTCCTCCTCATTCTGAAGGTCGTATCCGATAACCAGGTTATCGTTGTAGGTGGCTACGATACGATCTTTGTAAGAGGCCGGCAGAGCTGAGTTGTTGTCAGCATTCAGACCGGATACAGCAACTACCTTCAGGTTGGTACCAGGATAGAAGATCTCCCCGGAACGGGCAGCAGCATCCGTGGTATAGTGGAAGTAGTTGGTGGAAGAGAGCTTATTCAGAAGGATTCTGAAGGTGTCCCATCCGCAGAAAGCAGTAGTGTCCTTACCTGATCCGATTACGTCAGCGGGGATCTTGTTGTAGATGTCCTCAAAGATTCCCAGAACCGTAGAAGCGGTGATGTCAGCCTGTGCGGTTGCGATAACCTCATCAGATGCTGCGTCGATCTTCTTGATCCATCCGTCAATGAGTTTCAGATTCGGATCAAAAGTGTGGGCGGTGTTGGCTTGCCAGAACATCTGTTCCAGGGCCTTTGCCATGTGCGCGATCTTGCGGTTAACGATGTCAGTAGCAATGGAGATGGTCTCAGGCTGAGAACCAGAGGGCAGCCACTTCTGTGTGAAGTAGGTCTCAAAGTCCTGCAAGCAGATAGACTCCTGCATCTTGATGGGCTTAACCAGCAGAGAGGTCTGGGTTACGGTAGTAGTACCGGATGAATTGAATCCGCAAGTGGAAGCTGCTTGAAACGGAGCAGTTGAGTCCAGGATTGGGATTTTCTCTTCGTTCTTGATGCCGGTACGGACATCTACCAAAGAGCGTGTCTTGGGAGCGTACAGAGCCTTCATAATGAGGTCTGCCTTGTTCTCCTCAATGTACGTGGTGAGTGCGCCTAATGACGCGGAGAAATTAAATTTTTTCATTGTTTTGTTAAGATTCGATTATATTTTGTACGTGTTACGGAACTCCTGCATTCTCTCATCAAAAGACAGCTCCTTCTTGGGTTCTGCCTTCTTGGTTACAGCAGACTCGGCACCAGGCTCTTCGGCCATCTTCTTAACGATGTCGAAGATCTGCTTGTTGGTAGTGTCAAGCTGGGCAACTTGCTCCTTTACAGAAGAGAACTTCTCTACCTCTGCTTTGAGAGCCGCTACATCGGCAGCCTGTGAAAAGCCGGCAAGCTTGGTTTCAAGCTCGGCAAGACGCTTTTCTAAAGTTTCGATTTTTTCCATGTCTTCTTTTGTAAAGGTGGATTCTTTGACTTTGGTTTCTATGATCTTCTTGGGATTCGGGCTGGCCGATTCCTGTACGTCGGGCTGTGCCTTTTGCTCCGCTTCCGGCTCCGGGGCCTGGGGTGCTTTAACGTCTACGATGGTGCTTTCCTTAACAGAAAGGACCGTTCCGTCTTCCAGTTCGTAGTCCCCATCAGGAACGGGCAGAAGCCCGTCGGGGGTGACTACCTGGATCAGTTGACCGGCCTGGGGGGTTTCACCCTCATAACGGAAGATAGTTCCGTCTTTGGCCTTTACATCAACGAATTTGTAATGGTTTGCCAGAAGTTTAACCACTTCTGAGAAGCCGGCCTTAATAGCAGAAATATTGTATTTCATATCTTAAAGAGTAGGTTTTTTTTATTTGTAGAATTTAGATACCCCTTACCAGGTCGGATAGCTCCTTTAGGTCCTTCTCGACGGCCTCCCGGTTGTACTCATAATCAAAGAACCCCTCTACTGAGAAGCCCTTTACCTTGCCGGCCTTTACGTGCTTATTCCACACCTCGTCGTTATCCACCTTCACAGAGGCCAGCCATGACCCCTCGGAAATACCCTCAAATCCTTGCGGGGCAATTACCCCTCTTTTGGAATCAACTATCATACTCTCAAACATATACACCCCAGATACCTTCTGGCTGGAGTCGTGCATAAGGTTGAAATTTGAAGTATATCCCTTTCTGAAGAACTTAGTGGCAATCTTGAAAATTTCCTCCTTATCAAAGACCACGTAGTATTCGGTGCCGTCAAAGTCCCTGCGGTATATGGGCATATCGGCAATCATAAAAGGACCGGTTATGATCCTGCGCTCTTCGTTGGCTACGAACTTAAATTCCTTCTGTTTGGAAAAAGCCATCCACAGGGTCTGGATAGCGGGGTCGTCAACTAAGGCCACAAACTCCACCTCTGCCTTGTCCTTGTCGTCCTCCTTGATCCGTAGCTTATACACGGGGAGGTTCTTCATAGTGTTTTCCATATCGTAAAGAGTAGATTTTAGTGATTTGTAGATTTAGAATGTGGCCCTTTGCTCCAGGGTTTCAACCCGGTTCTGGACCTGGGTAACGTCGGTCTCAACGACAAACGCTCTAAGGGGCTGCTGCTGCGTCTGTCCGAACCCTGCAAACTCGCCCTCTGCCGTCTGCTGTAACTGAGTGACCGGGGATGTTAGCGAAGGAGCCGGGGCTGATACACCACCGCCTCCGGGAGAGGGTGCAGAGATACCCCCGCCTCCCGATGCCTGAAACTGCGTCCTTGCTATTGCGGCTACCCTCGCCAATCCCTGCGCTACCGCTATGCCTGCCGCTACCGCTGCCCTGATGGGGGCATCTGGGGTGGGTATTGTTAACTGGCTCCTGTATGCCCCTTGAGCCGCTGCGAATGTCTCTATGATGGTAGAGGCTATTGATGCTGCCTTCTGCACATTGAAAGCCCTTCTTTGTGCCGCCTCGCTTTGTCCGGCAAAGGTTTCAACGAGGGATCCTATCGTGTCAAATGTTGTCTTTGCGGCAGATATTCTTAAGTTGTTCCTTTGGTCATCTGCCCTCTTTTCCATATCTGCCTGCTCCTCCCACTTCTCAAGGGTCTCTTCTATGAAATCCTCCTGATCTTTTAGTAGCTGCTCCTGTAACTTTTTCTCTTCCTGTCTTTTCCTATCCCTTCTTGCTATATCAACGGCCTCCAGCCTGTCGGCCTCCTTTTGCGCTGCTGCAAAAAGATCATCATTTTCCTTCTTCTTCTCTTCTGCCCTCTTCTCCCTCTCTTTCCTTTGGAAGGTGGTTATGTTTATCTCTGCTACCTGAAGCTCTGCCTGTGCATCCTCAAGGGCTTTCTTTGCATTTTTAAGCTCCTCTGTCTGCTCCTTGATCCTCTTTATTTTAATGAGGTCGGCTGCCGCTGCTGTTCCCGTAAGGCGAAGCAGGGACTCCCAAAGCGTGTCATTCGCTACGGCCTCTTTCAATATCTGCTCCTGAAGCAGAACGCTCGTCTTAGCCTCCTGTACCGAAAGCTCTGCCTTCCTTTGCTTTAATTGCAGTATCTCAAATTCCCTGTCCCCCTGGGCTTCAAGTATCTTTATCTCGTTATCAAGCACCCGGTTCAGCTCCTCGTTTATTTTCTTCTGCGCCTCAAGCTGCCTGGATAGCTTTGCCGATTCGCTATTGGCATCCTGCCAGTTCTTAACAAGTATCGCTACTGCCGCACTTAGGGCCACGATTGCTGCAAATACAGCCGTGAATGGATTGGAAACGGCAAAGGCTCTGAGGGCCTGAGATGCGATTCCTATGGACTTGGTGAACCCCTGTAACCCCTGCGCCCCCTGTGCAAGGGCGGTGGCGGCCTGTACCTTTGTGAGGACCTTCAGCAGGTCTTCGTTCTCCTGTCCGAATAAAGCCATA